CAAAACAACTGGTGAGGGTGGTGCTAACCCTGACAAATTTACTAGATCAATAGTTAATTTTCATTATCACCTCCAAGCCGCCCACTACTTGCAAGCAACTGGAGCTAAACGCTTCATATTCATTGCAGTAGAAAAAGTGTTTCCCTACTCAGTGGGAATTTATCAACTTTCACAAAACTTTATTGAAAAAGGTTATGAACTCCAAGAGCAGACTCTTCAAGAAATACTTGAAGCAACTACAAACAAATTCTGGAGAGGCTACACAAACGCCTGTCCAAATGGAATCCAAACACTCACACCACCCAAATGGATTTAATGTCACATTTGAAAAAGACACCAAACCAAAGTTTGAGGTCATGGATATTACTCCAGACATGGCAAAGAAAATTCTTGCTCACAGAAACAAGAACAATAGGCCTATTAGATACACACACCTTGAAAAGCTATCAGACGCTATTGAAAAAGATGAGTGGAAAGTAACTAATCAAGGCATTGCATTTGACCATGATGGCAACTTGATTGATGGTCAACACAGACTGGCCGCCATATTACAGACACGCAAGACTGTGAAAATGATGGTTGCTACTAATATGGACAAAGGTATCTTTGATGTTGTTGATACTGGTTCTAAGCGATCTACTGGTGATGCTTTAGATATTCTTGGCAGTGAACATGGACGGATTGTTTCTGCCGCCTTAAAAATTTATATTTGTTATCAGAAATTTCCAGAAAAAGCTTGGAGTGGTGCGGCAATACAACAGCCCTCTACCAGTGATGTCATAGCTATCTATAAAGATAGACAAGATGAGATCGAGGCTTTGCTTTCAGTAATTAAGAAAAAGCATAGAAACTTTAAATGTTTTTCTATGAGTCTTGGACTTGTTCTTTCTATTTTGCTTTTAGATGCTGGCTGGTCAGATATGCAAATCTGGGAGTTCTGGGACTGTGTGACGCTTGGGGCAAATCTTCCTCCAGACAGTGTTGTGCTTTCTTTTAGAAATCAACTATCAGACCCACACTTCAGAAAAAGGCATTACGGAACACAAAGATATATGCTCAATGCTTTTATCAAGTGTTTTAACTCCTATATCACAAATGAATCTATAAACAAATTTGTTGCCCCAAGACATGACACCAAAATGTACAAGATTCAGAAACCAGCAAAAAAACAATCATCAATTTTAGAGGTAATTAAGAAATGACTATTTCAACAATGGAAAGACCTATTCTGGATAATATTATTCAGCCGTCAGACGTTTATGAGAAAGCTGGCCGCAAATACTGTAAATGGGCCAGAATCGCATTTTATTTGAATAAACATGCAAAAGGCTGGAATTTCCAACTTAAACTCCCTCCAGATTCGCCTACAAGCCCTTTGAATTTTAATGCGGTATGGAAAGCACCTGACGGAACAGGCTATTTGATGTGTTATTTTACAGACCCCAAAGGTGGTGAAACTGGTTTGTTTCCATATTCCATAATGGACAGCCGCAACAATCCTATCAAATGTGAAAGGATTACTGCAAACGATATTCGAGATTCACACCGCAGAGCTTTGGCCGCTTGTGCCGCTTTTACCTTTTCTCTGGGTTATGAGCTTTGGGCCTTCAATGAAGTTGCAAGTGCAAACGAAACAGAAAGACCACACAAGTCCAGACAGGCCGCACCACCTCAAAACGTCTTTATTGCTGCAAAAGCCGCTATTGAAAAAGAGACAGATTTTGAGAGATTGATTTCACATGAATCAAATTTACAGGTGCGTTATACTCAAGGAAAGATAACTGAAGATGAATTTAAAGTCCTCAGTAAAATACTTGACACCAAAAAAGCTGAATTACTTTCATGACTGTCACCGAAACTCAATTCCTAACTACAGAGCAGTTAGCAGAAAGGTATGGGCTTAGTCCCAATACCATCAAAAGCTGGAGAGCCAGAGACTATGGCCCTGAGTACTATGAATTGCCCTTTTCGCTACCACTTGCGAGGGGCAACACCCGCATCAGATACCAGCTTCACAAAGTCCTCGCATGGGAAGAGGCAAACGCAATCACCCCTTTAAAACCTTTTTAACAATGACAAACACCCCTGCCTTCCTTGCAAAAGTAAGATTTACTCGCAACAACAGCAACAAAGAAAACGCCCCAGATCAAAACATAGTTATTGATTTCACCTGTGAAGAGGGTCTTAAAGCTGCAAACTGGATTTTGCAAGCTGTCGATAATGCCAAAATGGATGGAACAAAGATTCGTGTCTATAAAAGCCAAAAAGAATATGATGAGGTTGCTGGATTTTCGCTTTGGGGCGGTATGTGGGGCAACTCTGGCAGAATACAGCCTATGCCTCATAAAGATGCCTCTGAGAGGACTGTAGATGTACGAGCAAACCAACCTGAGTTACCAGATGATCTTCCTTTCTAACTATGAAATTAATTTCTTTTCCTGTTAATCCTTATGTGGGTCAAATCTTTTACGAGCCAGAAACAGAAAAACTTTTTGAGTTCTGTGAGGTTACAAAAACAGATGAGATAACTGGTTTGGTTTCTGAATCAGCAATGTGGTTTGATATTACAGAAAAGGATTTAGTTCCTTGACCTAGAGGCATGATGACTCCCTCCAATCCGAGTCAAAAGCTGCTCTTTTACAATTTTGAGGTCGATTGCCCTGATAGCCTGACGCAACAACTTTGTAAAAAGATATGAGTTCCCTTCGAGGATTTACTGGTGGGTAAATGGGGGTTTTATCTTCGCCTCCACACTAGAGTCAGTAAATAAGCGATAAAAGTCTGTAAGACCTCTACTTTTTTCCAAATATAACAAACTTGAAGCGGCTCCAAAAAGTCGCTTTTTTCTTGTTTAATTGTTTTTCTAGCTTGAATATATATGTAGCTTGCTGAGATATAACTTCAAGAGAAGAACTTATAAAATGTGCTTGCTTTGCATTTGTTTGTAATAACTTTATTGAATAAGGCTTTAGCAATTCAATATCATCTAGTTTTTCAATAAACTGTATAGACTTTTGCACTTCAAACTCACCCTCAAGGCTGTAAGTAGATGTAAGAGCCTTGATAATATCCATTATTTAACTGGAAATAATTTTTCTTCAATCATCTTTACTATTGCGTCATCAATTTCATTATCTGATTTGGACACTAAATCTTTCAAGATGGAAAGGACACCTTTGCGTAGACTTTCACTCTTGCCGAACCTGATAAATAGATTGATTAAAAACTTTGACATTGTTTTTTTTTGTGTTACTTTCCAAACATACCAATAATTGCTAGATTTGGCACATAGCTGTTTGTTAAGCAGTGGTCAATGCTTAGAGATACCCACAAGCAGCTTTTTTTATATGGAAGATCAAGAACCAAGTAAAGTTGAAACTATTGTAAAAGTCTGCGTACTTTTATGGTCAGCAACTTTATTATCTCTCTCATATTACGAACCGCCATCAGGTAAAAAAATAGTTGACTTCGATCCAACTTTCATAGCCTCGATCTTCAGTGCTTCCACAGCCTCGCTGGGTTTTCAGATAAAAAAGAAAAAAGATACTACAATAGACAATAAGAACACTAAAGCAACTACTAAATGAAAAAGTTTTTACTTATTGCCGCCCTTTGTGTTCCATCTGCGGCCTATTGTGATATACAAAGTACATTTACCTCAAGTGTAAAATTAGAAAGTGTATCGGCTGGAACTTCTGCAGATAAAATAGGTTCAAGTTATAGCATAAGCGGTACAAACATAACAACTACAAGCGGTGATACTGCGACTGTGGGTGGCTTTGGAAGTCTTACAAATGGCGTTCCATCAGTAACCATGCCAAGTGCCACACAGACGGTAGCAGGCGAAACTTTCAGTTTTTCTCAGTCGTACCTTGAAGGCGATGCTACTGCTGGATCAGCCCCGACAGTTGGAACAGTTAGCAACTTTAGTGATTTAACCTCAACTGCCGCTGGAAGCGTAGGAACAGCAGCCGTAACACTTGACCATCACACAATGACGTTAACAGGAGGAACTGGAACAGGAATTGTATTAACAGGTCAATTTGTGACTGATTTAACTCTTGATTAATGTGGAAATATCTGCCGATAATATTTTTTATCAGCCCAGCCTATGCGATCCCAGTAGTACCTAATTTTACAAGTGCCACAAGTACAAGCCGAAGCGTTACCACAAATAATCTTACAGAAAATATACGAGAAATTCGTTATAATTCAGGCTATACCTATAGTGTCACGGGTTCTGGTATTTCATGCGGTAATTGCGAGACATTATCTATGCCAAATGCCACAGTCACAGAAAGCATCAATGGAACTACTTATGAATGGACTGGCTTAAATATGGATCAAAAACCAAACTGGCAGCAAACATCGGAAAGCTTTCAGTTTTCAGAATTTTACAAAGGCCCATCTCTGGAATCTATAACCGATATAACAAGACAAGTAACTTCAGAGGTGGTTACAGATACTACTATTATATTTTCCAATTAATAAGCCTTTTTTATTGTTTGCCTAGTTACGCAAATACCTCAGCAGTTGCCAATCCACAATCCAATACATCATCTAGTGTGTCAAACTTCGCCACTCAGGTGCTTACAGGCCCTATGACTGAAAACACTTATGGTAATGGAATTAAGTGTTCAGGAACAACTTTATCTATAAGCCCATTTGCTACGACCTCAGTTGCAGTAAAACGTCCTCAAGATTATATCTATCACACCCCTGTATATAACGAAGCAGCGGATGAAGATGGCAACCTTACAAATGCTGGTGAAATTTTATTTTATAGAGAAAATTACAGTGGTAATAAAGATGCAACATCTTTTAATTTTGGAATAGCTGCAACAATATCTGTTCCACTCGATAGACGTTTTCAAGATGCTTGTCTCAAAAGTGCAACTACTCAAGAAAAAATAGCAAGGCAACAATTATCGACAGCAAGATTAAATTACGAATTGGCTAGATTGAAAAACTGCCATGAACTGAGAGTAATAGGTGCTGAATATGCTGTCAACAGTCCTTATCATGGTCTTTGTGCAGATATAGTAAGCAAACCTAAAATGAACCAAGTTATCCCTCATACACACAAAATTAAGCTAAATAAGTAAATTTAGTCCACTCAGAATCGCCTGTAAGGGGCTTGTAGTTTTGTTTGCTTATGTTTGTACCTTTGATTTATCCTTCTTTTTACTGAGTTTCTTAATAGCTGTCTTGATAAGGTTTTTAACAAGATTAACTATGATAGGACTTGAAGCCGCAGCAACAGCAATAATTGAAGTACTAACAAGAACAGGAGAGCTAGGAAACCATTTCTCTGTAAATGAACTATCTCTGAGGATTTCATAACATTGACCATTTTTAATTGAATGACCTATGACGATTTGCAGCCTTAGCTCATTGGGATAAGACCCTACGGGAATACTAGACTCATTGGGGCATTTTATAAAAAACTCTTTATCTTTTTTGACTTTGGGCGTATATTTTGGCGGTTGTGGTATATCTGGTTTTTTTTGTTCTGGTTGTTTATTTGGATCTGTTGGAATAAATTTATCAGGGTGATATTCTAAAGGTTCAAAAGATGGAAAGTTAACAACAGGATATTCTAAAGATGGTTTATCAATAATATCTAAAGTTGTTGGATATTGTTCCCATGCTCTTGTTCTGGGAATATAAATTTCTTTTATTTTTATCTGCGGTATTTCAATTCTTGGTATTTCCATCTTCTACATTTCCAATAGATATTGACCAGCCTTCTTCCCCAAATTTTCCAACTTTTTTTATTTCTGGTTTTTTTTGTTTTTTATCTAATTCTTTGTGATATTTTTTTATATCGTTATCAAGTTCTAAATTAAATCTTTGCATACGAAGCCAATTTATAAATTTATCAACATAATATTTTATAAGCTTTTTAAAAAAACTAAAAATCATTACTCTACAAATTGCATTTGTTTTTTAGGGGGCTCTGGTAGCTGTATAGATGGCCCTGTAACATCTGGTAAAGTTTTTTTCATTACATCAGGTAACTTATCTTCCACACTGCCCATAATCTTGTTTTTTAGCGTTCTTTCAAATTCTGGGCTCTGCATATATTTTACAGCCATGTATGCAAAGACACTCATTGACGAAACCATTAAAAATGAGATAATTGACAAAATATTAGCTATTTTTTGAAACATGATCAAAGAAGTTATTAATAAAATGGTAGCACCACTTACTCTGATGGTACTGTTTCTTCTTGTAGGGTTGATGCCTTTGTATCTGATGGCTGGTTATCTTCGGAGGCTTGCATCTCTAAAATTTGTTGATCCAACAACTTTAAAGCCCCAGTAATCTCATAAAGATTTGCAAGTTGTTTTTCTTTTTCTAGTAACAGATGTTGTTTTGTTTCTTTTAAATTTTGTAAATTCATAAATTAAGCGTAAAGTGTCTTTCCTTTAGTTATAGCGTTATCTATCGCAGAAAAATCTTCTGTAGTCCAGATTGATGTTGTTTCATCTGTTTTTTTATAAGCCTTGATAATTTCAAGATGATCTGTATTTCTTTTGATCATTGCTTTCCACTCTGTTTCAGTAAAAGATGATTCAGTTCTAGTTGTATATGCTGAATAATTAGCATCAGCATTTATTAAAGTTACACTAAAACCAGCACTAGTGTAAATTGCTGCAATTTCTTGTGTAGTTTTTTCTTCGCTCATAATAAAAAAATTACTAATAGTAGTTTACCCTGCTTCAAGGGCTGTGACTTTTGCTGATAATTCCTGTACTGCTTTTACTAATATCGGTACAAATTTTCCATAAGATGCTTCTAATTTATCTGGATTGGATTTATAGACAGCACCGATATAATCATTTTTATCACCCAATGCAGCATCAATTTCTTGTGCTATAAAACCAAGTTCTGTCTTTCCATCATTAGCACTAGGTTCACGCATTGCCCATGTGAATTTTCTTGGTCTAAGTGCATTTATAATATCAAGACCATCTTCTGAATCAACAATATCTGTTTTATCTCTTTCATCAGAAAGTGCACTGATTGATTGCACTTGGCAACGAATAGCAGTAACACTTGAATTGCCAAGAGTTACTTCATTACTTGCACTATTAGCTGAAGGGTCTGCCTGATAACCTAAAGATGTATTGTTTGATCCTGTTGTTGTAACATCCCCCGCATTTCCTCCTACTGACGTATTTTGTTGACCAGATGATATATTTAACCCTGCCTGAAAACCAATACCAATATTATATGTATCTGCACTAGAAGATTGAGTCATATTTTTTAAGGCTTGTTCACCAACTGCCACATTTCTATCCGCTGCAACATTTGTTGTCAAAGAGTCATTTCCAATAGATACATTTAAATTACCTACCGTAGTTTGTGCTAAAGCATCTTTACCTATCGCTACATTTTGACTTGCTGTAGTTGCATTTGTTAAAGCAGCATATCCAACTGCAGTGTTATCATTACCTTCGGTATTAGCATCTAAGGCAAAATTACCAATACCTACATTTTGGTGTCCAGTAGTATTTAACAGCATGGTGTTAACGCCAACGGCAACATTATTTGAAGCCGTTGTATTTGTAGCAAGAGCAGCTTTACCTACTGCTACATTTTCGGAACCAGTGGTGTTAGAACTTAAAGAATTATGTCCTACCGCTGTATTATTGTCAGCAGTCGTGTTTGCATTTAAAGCTATTGTTCCAATTGCCACGTTTTGGTTTCCAGAGGTATTTTCTTTTAAAGTTTCTGAACCTACAGCGGTGTTGTCACTAGCAGTGTTATCCTCTAAACTCCTAAAACCAACAGCGGTATTATCATCTCCAGTATCATTTCCTTCAAGAGATTCTACTCCGATTCCAGTGTTTCTTGTTCCTGTAGTGTTAGTTTTTAAAGCTAAAGAACCAATGGCAACAGAAGAATTTCCAGTTGTGTTTGCTGACAACGAACCGTAACCAAGTGCTGTTAAATTACTTCCTTCAGTATTCGCATCAAGACCTAAAGCCCCAAAAGCAGAATTTTTATCGCCAGTGGTATTATTCTTTAAAGCACCATCACCAAAAGCCGAGTTATTACCTGCACCACTGCTATTATCTTCAAGAGCATTTTTACCAAAACATGTATTTGTTGAAACTGAATTTCCACCCTTACCAATATCTAGTCCGTTTATCGTTCCATCAACAGCAAAGGCAGGGCCACCGTTTAACGTAAATAAATCTATAAAAGCATTTCCAGCAGTATTATTAATTTGCATAATACTTGTGGAAGTATTTGCAAAAAATTGAGAAGCATAATTTGTTGACGGGGCAGAAGAACCAGAACTGTTATTTGCTAAAGCTTGAAAAGCATTTTGAATGTCAACACGGACTGCAGCACCAGTTCCATTATCTATAACAAAATCATTTTGAATACTCATCTACCTTGTCCAAAATTTTTATTTAATTATATACTACCCTAAAATTAACTACCACGCCCAAAACCTGTTGCAGAATATTTAAAATTTCTATTTACATTATTTCCACCAGAATCTTTTACATCAATATCAAAACCAGTTCCAGTTATATTTGATAAAACAAAGAAATCCCCTTGGGTAAAATTCTCTATAGTTATTCCTATTGATGGCAAAACAGAATTTGCTGCAATGCTAGTTCCTGATTGACCAGTAAAGAAACTATTTGTAAAAGTCACTGACTTAGTAGAAGTCCCAGAGGCAATAAACCCACCAGCGGAAGCCCCTGCATTACCAAGACTTGTTTCTGTTCTGCTTTCTATTTGTGCTGTATATCCTAGCTGTTCAATTTCAATTGATTGAGCAACGTCTTTTGTTTCCATGTCACATCTAAATTTAAATCCTCTTGCAATATATTTACCATTTACAAAAGGGTTAAACTGGCTAAATTCAGCACTAAAATTACAGTCACCACTAGTAGAAAGAGATGTTGCTGAAGTTAATGTAAAAGTACCTGTAGTTGGTACTGATTGTATTTGATAATCTCCATCAACACCTGTTCCAGATGTAAAGTCAACAGTAACAAAACTGCCGACAGAATAACCATGGGAGGGTTTAGTTATAGTTATAGTTGTACCCGCCCCACCTGATCCATCGTTTATTGTGTAAGTTCCAGCAGTTGAAGTATCTGGGTCTGAATCAGTTGTCGCCACAAGTAATTTGGCGTTTACATCAATAGCAACAGTTGTACCATCAAAATCAGTCCATGTGTTTACATTTTGTAGTCTGTCATCAAATAATTCATTAAAATAAAAACCTTTAGTAACTAAATGTCTTTGCAAAATTACTGGTTGTTTACCACCTAAATCTAAAGTATTTGCAAAAGCATAAGTTCCACCGGCATCTACTGAATTACCTAATTGGTTGAAGTCATCTATTGCATTAAAATCTGTAACACTATCTAAAAGTACTGAACTAAGAACAAGACCATTTAAAGTGCTATCAAAAAAACAACGAACTTTAGTTCCATTAAAAGGTGTTCCATCTGTATCTTCTCTATCTGTTAAAACTGTTATTTTTGGAAATATATCGGGTTGAGTTGAAATATTTACTATTGATGCAGCATTAGCACTGATTCTTCCACCGTCATCTCTAAATGCTAAAAAATAAGTTCCATTTACAATATTTGATACTATCGTTTCACTGATATTACCAGCTAATTCAGGAATTACATCAACAGAATCAGTAAAAGATGCCCCAGTCGTTAGATTTGATGAACGAATAATAACATTTCCACCATGAATAACGTCAACATCAGTTGATTTATCAAAACGTAACCTTATAAATTGATCTGTTAATGGTTCAATTTGTACATTTTGCACGTCTGAAGGAGGTGCTGTTTTACCAACTGCTTCCAAATTAATAGATGTTGTTGTTGCACTTAATTTTCCTAAAGTGTTATAAGATTTTATTTTAAAAGTATAAGAGCCTAACCTTGATTCAAAAATTTCAAAACTTGGTCTAGCCACTCTTATTCTTTCTGGATTGTCATTGTCAAATTGAAACTCAACCAAATATTCTTTTACTCCCTGAACAGGCTCCCATGATAAAAATATTTTAGAAACTGCTCTATTATTTAACTCAACAATTTGTTCAATTGCACTTGGGTTGCTTGGAGAAGGTTTTTCATCTAATAAAGTTGTTATATTTCTACGGTTAACGGCGACAGTTGTATCTTCAACTTGTGCATATTTGTTTGTATCATGAATTACTGCCGTGATTGTATATTCAGAATCATTTTTTTCTTCAATAGAAACAACACGATAAATTTGAAAATTAACAGAAGAATTTTCTATAGCCCACACACTGTTTGGTAAAGGATCAGAAGAAAAAGAAGAAGAAAGTGTAACTGTACCATTAGTAATACTATGAATTGATCTACTTTCAACTGAACCATCAGATAAAACAACCGATAATGTGGCTGAATTTGCTGTTGTCAAATCAGTATTATTTACATCATCTACAGTAATAGCGATTGTGTTAGTTGTTGCTCCTGTATCTGGGTCTGTAATTGTAGCACTTGAAACGGATTTAATGCGACCACCTCTTCTTACCCCTGCCCTTAAAGAATCTGCAATGGCAATAATTGTTGAAGGTCTTACAATTACACCGGCTTCAAGTGTTGTTGTAAAAGATACAACCTCAGATTCTTTTAAATTTGAATATAAAAACCAACGTCCTAATCTATTTGCCTGACCTCTGGAAGTACAGGCAAAAGCTTTTAAAGTTTTTCTGGTTCTCCCAAACTTTGATATTGAATCTGATAACGCTGTTATGTTATCAGTTGTTATTAGTTCATAGTCTATTGTCTGCGTATCATTGTCAAAATAAGCAACTTCTACCTCTGTATATTTTGTTCTTTGTCCTACACCCTGATATGTAAAACCTTCCTCAGTAACATTTGAATTATTGAAAATGTATTGTGGATCAGATGTATTTGTTGAAGTGTTTGTTGGTCTGTCCTGAGATATCTGTAATGATCCATTGCTATAAAATGGCATTGCGTTCATCACAGAACATAAATCATTAATCAAACTGTAGGCATCATTTTTTTGATTAAGAATTACATTGCAGCTAAATCTTGGCTCTGTTGTTCCTGTAATTGGATCAGTAATTTCAGTACTTGCATAGGCACTTGCAGAATAAAAACTATAAACATCTAAAGTATCAGCATCAATAATACCGTCTGTACCGCCAAAACCTTTATCTGTTGTTAATAGGTCATAAAGAATCCAAGCTGGATCTGAACACCATTCTTTCTCTGTTTTAAATGTTCCATCAAATGTATATCCGCTTGGATAGATTATTCTTCCATTATCTAAATCAACTGTTGTTCCAGTCGGAATTTGTATCTTTGTTCCCTTGATACGATACATTCGCTTTGGGAAACTTCTAAAAGCTTGTGCATTAAACCTTAATGCTACATAAGCAAAACCTGCATAAGATCGTGATTCTGTAATTATTGTTGTGATAGAAAGAAAATTTGTAGAGTTTTGCAATGTTGTTTCTGTACTATCAGGAGTATTTCTTATGACAGTAACAGTTAAAGGAAATTGTAAATTATCTTGCTCTAAATCTATTTCATAATCTTTTAAATATGGACTTGTAGCTTTACCATTGATACTGTCTTCGACTACTACATTATGTAAGGTTCCGTCATTTTCTAAAATATTTATTGATATTTTTACCTCTGTTCCTCTTATATCTCCACCTGCAACAAATTCTTGTAAAGCAGGTATTTGAACAGTTACTCTTAAAATTTTAATTAGTTCATTTCCGCTAGAGTCTTGTACTCCTGTTATTGTTTTTGAAACTGGGAAATCTTCTAAAATTGCAGAATTTACAGGAATCGTATTTTCTATACGATCTGGCCCAAAAGAATCAACAGAACTTAAAGGAGTTTGAGTTTCAGTACCACTTCTAAAAAAAACTTCAACATCTTGAAAATTAGAATCGCCATTTGCATTAATAAGTGGGGTACCATCTAAAAAAATATCTCTTCCTATATTTAATGTGTTAGAAGTGTCAAAATTTGTATTTGATATATTTCTAAAACCACTTATTTCTCCATATCCGAGTAAATCTACAACAGTTGCAAAGGATTTACTTCTTAAACCACCTTCAATTAAATCTGGATCTTCAATTCTTCCATCAGATACTCTTCCAAATAATTCATCATCAACTAATCTAGGCATGTTTATTATTGATGTCTACTTAACAATTTAACAGTATTACTTGGAGAATCTGCATATGTAAGGTAAAAAGAATTAGAAGTCGGCATGTTTCCTAAAGATATTTGAAAAGAATCAGTTGTTTTATTTATTATTGTTTCAAACAAAGGGTTAAAATTAAAATTTAATAAAGGGCCACTTGTAAATTCCACTTCTACGGTATCACCATTTTCTAAGCCATGATTTGGAATAAATAAAGTTATGATATTATTTTCTTGTGAATATGTACCTGTATCGTTAATGATTGAAACTAATTGTGCAGTATCAACTCCAGAACTTATTAAAATTGAACCACTATAAACATATCCATAAATAATTGGAATTGGAACACCACTTGAACTTACGTTTTGAATACCACTAAAGGAATATGACCCTCTTATCGCTGGATCAATATCACTTACACTTGAAACATCAGGAACCGGATTTTGTGGTGCTAAAAAATCAGTAATACCTCCAATCAACATTGAGGTTCCAATTGCTGTAAATAAGGGGGCTATTGCAGAACCTATTGTTAAACCTAAAATAGTTGCACCTCCCCCAAGTGCAGTTAAGATGCCACCAGCAATTATTGGTAAAGACCCTGTTGCAACTGGAATAATTTGTATATCACCCTGACCAGACATTGATAAATATTCTTCTGTAACTACCCTTCCACCTATTTTTATTTTATATATTTGATCATTCATATGTTTTTGCACACCTTCAAAATTAGCAACTAAAAAACTCATTGCCTGTTGTGGTGATTTTACCGCAGCTAAAAAATATGACTTACCTAAAAATTGCCTTAATTTTCCATAAACTTTTATTTTTTTAAGCTGCATACCTATATACCCCTCTAAGTGCCTGTTGATATCTTAGATCAAAAGGTTCTCTGCAACTCAAAGCTTTTATATTATGATTCAATATCATGTTATCACCGATAAAAACAGCAACATGATCCAAATTACCTGTGACTGATTGAAAAAGCAAAACATCCCCAACTTTTACATCTTTATTAGAGTTTTGTTTTTTAAATCCTGTAATCGGCAAACCTTTTTCAAACAAAGGGTTTTCAATAAAATCTTTAATACGTTTTGGTCTTTTCCATTCTTTTAACTTTATATTTTTTGTTTCTAAAAACCAATCTGATATTATACTCCAGCAATCATATTTGCCCCAGATAAATTTCCTACCGATCAAAGAAGGTGCTTTCCAACCTGTTGGCTCAAACGATTCCCAATGGTTATGCTCAATACTGTATATGTAATATGGGAAGCCAAGATGTTCACAAGCTGCTTTATCTGTATCTGACGGTGTTGCAGCCCCTACAGGATGACTATGAATTACCCCAATAATTTCTCCTGTATCTTCACATTCTGCCCAATCATCAGGATCAAGTAAAAAAAATTCAAATTTTCCTTCTGCTAAATTTTTACAAGGCCAAAAAGTTTCTTTGCCTCTTATAATTGCAAGCAAACCACAAGCTTCTTTAGGTGCTTGTTCTTTTGCATATTTAGTAAAAGATTCTTTCCAAGTCATGATTAAAAATTAACCAATGTACCAACGGCTGGAAAGTCGGCTCTAGTTACAAGTTTTTTAGGTGCAGAAATACCAAACAGATCAAAAGAACTAACAAGCTCAAATTGTACGATATTTCTATTTTCAATAGTTTTTCTTTCAATAAAATAAACTTCACGTGGTAATTCTGCTGAAGGATCAACAGAACCACTTTTGTATGGGTTTACATTAGATGGAAAGTTTACTTCATCAAGGTCTTTACTCAATGCTCTACGTCTTGTAACTTTTGCTCCTGCCAGATCAGATAATGCTGTAGTTTGATTTGTAAGCTGTAATATTGATGTTATAGTTCCTAAGAGATTAGAAAGAGTTAATGTTGGTCTTGGCAGTTTACCTTTCCCAGAATATTTAAAACCATCAGCTTTTACTGGCATCCTTGAATAAGTGTTGGATTGCCAAACAATATCTAAACTATCTTTCATATTATTTCCACTGTGAAATAAATAAACAGTGGGGTTTGCTATTGTTGCATTTACATTAAAAGAAACAGCACCACTTGTTGTCTGTGAAGTTGTACCAGTAACAGTAAATGAATCTGTAGAAACTGTTTGTATTGTATAAACACCATCAATTCCATTACCTGAAGTAAAATTAAGACTCAAGATAAGACCAGCAGAAAAACCGTGGCCAGTTAATGAAATAGTAATAGTTGTTGTTGATTGACTATAAGTAGTTGTTTTTGCTGTTTTTGTATAATGAATATCCCT